AGGGACAAGATTAGTTGATGCTTTTTCACAAAAGAAACTTGTTGATGACGAATTAGAACGTAGGCAAAAACAGCAAGGTATTGATAGAAAAGCATACGAAACAGCATTTTCTGGTACTCCTGAAGTGTTAGGTCGTGATCGAAGTAGCGAAAATATGACTGGTGTAACTGGACCAGACACTTATGATGCTTTACCACCGCAACCAATGTCTGTGCTTGAAGAAGCTATTGTTGGCCGTTCTGATCAAGCATATGGACAAGCCATGAATACGGAAGGTTTAAGCAATCAGGCGTTTGCTAATTTATACAATAAAAGGGATGCTGCACAGACAGCAAGAGATACACAAGCACGAGCGGAACGAAATAGAGTGAAATTTACAACAGTGAATGATGCAAATGGCATTCCTATAGGACAACTGAATAGCCTAACTGGAGAAATAATAAAATTTCCTGATGCATCAAAACAACTTGAACAAATGAATGTTGTATATGACAATGATGGAAGCATGCTATATATGGAAAATATGCTAACAGGTGAAATTTCAGACGTACCTGATCATTTAAAAACAAAAAAGAAAACATATAGAACTATGTCAAAAGAAGAACAATCAAAGTTAGGTTATGGTGATGCATACGTTGTACAAGAAAAAGATGACGGTTCGATTGTTGTAGCAAATCAAGAACTTATGACACAAAGAATGGATTTAAACCTAAAAGATGCAGAAGAATATCAAACTTTTTCTTTGGGTGCTGAAAAAGCAAGAAGAGCTATTCGCAACATTGATGAATTAATTGGTAGAGGTAATGTTGGTGATGACGATTATTTACCTATGCACCCAGGTGCTGGTGGTGTGTTAGGTTCGTCAGAAATTACTATTGACTATACTGATACAGAAGAAGATTTTGTTGCTAGGTATAATCAATATATGGGTGGTATATTCTTAGAGGGTATACAAGGTTTAAAAGGTACAGGACCAGTTACGGATATTGAAGGTACTAAAGCAGCCGAATCATTACAAAGAGCAACATTAGAAACTAGTCCAGAATTGTTTAGATCCGCCCTTTTAGATTATAGACAAGTATTAATTGACTCTATTGCTATAAAAGAAGGATTTTACCAAGACCGATCCAGAATTAGGTCTGGCGGTCAACCAAAATATAAAACACCTATAGGGGACATGTAATATGTTTGAGCCTGTAGATACAAAAAAAGCTATAGCTGCTGGATATACACAAGTAGAAATAGATGAAGAAAATGGCAGAAGACGAAGTAAATTACAACCTGTAAATCAACAGGTTGCACTAGATGCTGGATATACTTTAGAAGAAATAGATGAAGAAAATGGCAGAAGACTACAAAATGCTTTTCCATCTCGTGTAAAATCTGGTGAAATAGGTGTGCCTATAACTAATGATCCTGTTGAAGATCAAAGACTTAGGCAAGAACAAAAACAAGCATTTGCAGCACAACAATCTAATGATAATAATTTAGACGCAGCTGTCCAACGTGCTGGCAATATAAATCCTACTGGATTAAATCCATTTGAAATGTTTAACAAAAATACATTAAGTGGTGCAAAAGATTATTTTAATCAAGTATCTGGGGAGCGTGTTGGATTAGAACCAGATGATTTGGCAAATGTACGGCAGGGTTTAAATGTTGTAGGTAGCGGTGGTATGACACCTTTAGTTGATGCTCTTGTTGGTGGTGCAAATGTGGTTGGCGGTGGTTTAGCTGCTGCAACATCATTAGGTGCAGATTATCTTGGCCGGCAAGGAGTTCCAAATACAAATTTGTTAAAAAGAGATGTTGGAGCAATGCTAACTGAAACACCTTTTGTTGGCGTAAATCCACAAATTGCAAGTGCTAAAATGCCTAAGATAACCATGAGAAATCCAACTATTGATAATAAATTTAAACAATTACCACCACCACGACAACCACAAGGTCCATCAACAGCAGTACCACCAACATCATCGGTTAATACAGTTAGGGGTGTAACTAATAAAATAGGTGAAAAAGCTAGTAATGTTTTGGGTGCAGTAAATGAAAAAATAGATAATGTTTTTCCACCAAGAAGAGAAGCAAACAAATTAATAAAAAGTAATTTAGAATTTGACTATCCTGATGGGTACGATTTGCCAGCATTAGTGCAAGATTTTACTATGAAAAATAACAGGTTACCAAATTTAATAGAGATAACCAAAGATAATACAAATTCATTAGCACGACTGTCATCACTTAATACAGGTGAAGGCAAAAACACAATGGAAACATACAGAGAAAAAATATTAGATGGGCAAACAGAACAAGTTCTTAATATTGCAAATCAATCATTAGCAAATCCATTGCAAGATTTTACACAACAATTTTCTTCAATAAATCGGCAAATGCAAAAAGAAGCACAACCATATTATAATTCTGCACATGCACAAATTGTACCTTTAAATGATAAAATAAAAAGTTTTTTAAATACACCAGCAGGAATAGTAGCTACTAAAAATGCTGTCAAATTAATGCAACAAGAACAAAAAAACTTATCAAACTTAGGTGTAAATATAGTTAAAAATAAACCGGTATTGAACGATAATGTATCTGTAGAATTATTAGATTATATAAAAAGAAGTTTTGATGATCAAATTGAAAAGTTTAGAGATGGAACTACGCAAGTACTTAATTTAGATAATATGGGTAGAGCTATTAACAAAAGTTTAAGAAACTACATTTTAGAAGTTGATCAATTATCACCAGATTATGCCAAAGCAAGAGAAATTTATTCTGGAAATAGTGCATTAAAAAATGCAATGGCAGATGGACGACAAGCTGGAAGTAAAAACAGGGTTACTGCTGATGACATTACTATTCGATTAGATAGAATGACTAAATCAGAAAAAGATATATATAAATCAGGTTTTATGCGTGGTTTGTTGGATATAATGGTGGATGGCAATTTAAATGCAAATCGTATTAATAAATTAATAAAATCAGAAGGACTGCAAAATAAAATAAATGCTATATTTACAAATTCAACAAACAGCAAAAAATTTATAGATATGCTTAAAGTTGCTAATGAAAGCGGTAGAAAAGCACAACAAATTTCTACTAGAATAGGTACTTCAACTGAGCCAACAAGAGCTGCTGGGCAAAGTGCTGAAAATATGGCAAGAGGTGGTTTTATACAATCTGCTATTGAAAAGGGTGTTAGTATGGTTAGGCAAAATAGAAATGAAAGAAATAAACAAATTAAATATGCTGATATTGCTGATTTAATTACAAAACCATTAACTCCAGAGCATTTAAAAGTTATAACTGATAGACTAAATGAGCCATAAAATATGGAAATTTTTAACCTTATAACAGAACTAGGGCTGCCAATAGCAAGCGGTTTAATTATGGGTTATTTTATATTTTTAGTAATGAAGCAGTTAATGTCTGGTTTAGTAGGTGAAATACAAACTGTTCAAGCTATATCAAAGATGTTAATTACTAGGGCATCAATTATGAATAACGATATGATACGCATTGATGTTAGTATTTGTTCAGCTTTACAGTTACCGCTAGATTTGTCCAGGGTGGCAAGAGCAGAAAATTTTGTTGAGGATGGTAAGATAGATGCAAGGCGTGACTAATGGATATAGTCAAATTAGTTTCTGAGTTTGGCTTCCCGGTTGTCATGGCTGCTGGTCTTGGTTACTTTGTTTATTTTGTATGGCAGACAATTACCAATGTTATAGACCCTGCTGTACAAGACATGAAAGGTACAATTATACGTTTAACAGATCAATTAAGATTGTTAGACCAGGACATGATTAGATTGCAAGAAAAACTAAACACTGCTTTAAAGTTACAGGATCAATATGAAGACGATAATTAACATAATTATTTTATATTTGACAGTAGTAGTTGCACAAGCAGATACAATAACGCACAAGTTTAAATCACCTTCCTTCAATGGAATGAACACAAGTAGTCATTATTTAACTATTGAAAACCAAGAACATACACGAGTGCTAACAATTAAAGAAGAAATACAGGCACTACAGGATGAGATTGCAAGAGATAAAGATAACACAACACTAGCTCGTTTTATTCGTAACTTGGAGAGCCGGGTGTATGCACAACTGTCAAGACAGATGGTTGATAACCTATTTGGTGAGACACCAAGCACTGAAGGCACAATAGAACTTGAAGGCAATACGATTTCTTACAGTAGCGATGGTGATTTTGTTAAATTAACAGTGGTGGATGCTGATGGAACAACGACTGACATTGCTTTGCCTGTCGGCTCTTTTACTTTCTAGTTGTAGTATCTTCAGTCAATTTGATGACACTTACCAACAAAGGTATCAGGCGAATAATGTAGTTAAAATACAAGAGTTGCATATAAAAGAATTATTTAACGCAGTGCAGCCAAAAGTAAAACCAGTTGTTGCAGTTTACGCATCGTCTTTTACAGATCAAACCGGACAACGTGCAAGTAACTCAGAATTTGCTTTGTTTAGTACAGCACTAACACAAGAGCCATCTGCACTGTTAATTCGTGCTTTAAAACACGCTAGTAATGGACAATTTTTTAGAGTAGTTGAAAGAGTAGGATTAGACAATCTTACAAAAGAACGACAGCTAATACGGTCAGCAAGGGAGCAGTTTAAAGAAAAGTCTAACCCATTACAACCATTACTTTTTGCTGGTGTATTGCTTGAAGGGGCAGTTATAGCGTATGACACCAATTTGACTACAGGCGGTATTGGTGCTAGATATTTAGGTATAGGCAAGAGTGTACAGTACAGAGAAGATAAGGTTACAGTGTCTTTACGAATGGTATCTGTTGCTACCGGGGAAGTGTTAATAGAGGTCTTAACCCACAAGACTGTATTCAGTTACGGTCAATCAGAAGACGTATTTATCTTTTTAGATATGGGTACAGAGCTTTTAGAAATTGAAGTTGGTAATTCAAGAAACGACTCAATTACAGTCAGTTTAATGATGGCAATAGAAGGTGCGGTTTTAAAGTTAATTAATGAAGGCTATGAGAGGGGTTTTTGGACTCATGACAAACAAGTTAATTAGTGTTGTTTTTGCATTTACAGTATACAGCACAGCTTATGCACAAGACAATGAAATCTATGTAGATCAGTCAGGAGCTACTGCAAACATAGATTTTGAGCAACTAGGCACAGGAAACCTTATTACAGGCTTGTCGGGCGTCTCTGGGACACCTACAGCACTAGATTTAGATGGTGCAACAATGACTTTAGATATTAACATGATTGGCGATACAAACAAATTTCTTGGTGATATGTGGGCTGATACATTTATTGGTAATTATAATTTTACAGGAAGTATAAATACATTTACTTTAAAAATTGACCCAACTAATACCTATGGTGCAGACAGCAGCAATCAAAATGTACAGGTTACAGGCAGTAGCAATACTTTTGTTTTAAATCAAGGCGTGACAGCACTAGCAGACAGCTTAGACCTTGATTGGTTAGTGCAAGGTTCAAACAACACAATTACAGCTAATATAGATATTGATAATGCCACTAACTTTATGGATATTGACGGATCTGATAATACTGTAACATACGATGGTGACGGTGTAGCAGCTAGTGCAGGAGGATACATGTATCTTGATCATACTGGCGGCAGCAGAACCTTTAATATACAACAGAAAAGCACCTTGAACAATGATTGGGTTAAAATTAATTCTACCGGTAGCAATGGTACTGTTTGCGTCATCCAAAACGATCAAGGCACAGCAGTCGGTTGTTGATATAGGCGGTGTATCTGAGTTAAACGGCAATGCCCAGGTACTACGTGACCAGCCGTATAATGCAACAATAGACTTTGCCATACAAAGCAACGATGAGGCTGTTACTACAGATGGTAGAATGGCTATTACATTTCTAGATGACAGCACAGTTAGACTAACTGAACATTCGCAACTTTATATAGACGAATACATTTACGATCCAGACCCATCTAAATCTAAGATGGCACTTACGTTTGGCCTAGGCACAGCCCGGTTTATAACAGGCAATTTAAATCGTATATCCAAACAAAACATAAAATTAAAAACACCGACAGCTAACATTGCTATACGAGGCACAGACTTTACAGCAACAGTAGACGAGCTAGGACGCAGCTTGATTATTTTATTGCCTGACAAGTTTGGTCTTTCAAGCGGTGAAATAGAAGTTGTAACGGCTATGGGTAGCGTGTTGCTTAACAAACCTTTCCAAGCTACTACAGTATCTGTATTTGAGTCAGCTCCAAGCAAACCTGTAATATTAGATTTGTCATTAGATATGATAGATAATATGCTAATTGTTTCACCACCAAAACAAAACGTAGAATTTATTGAACAACAAACTACACAGACAGCAAATATATTAGATTTTAATGGTTTGGATATTGATTATTTAGCCGAAGATTATTTGGCAGAAGACGAGTTAGAATTTACAGAGTTAGACATTAATTATTTAGATGTAAATTTTTTAGAAGACTTATTAAATGTTATTGATGCACTTGCTGTTACAAAACAAGAAGACGGATTGGTTAGCACAGGCACTGTTAAAGTTATAGGAACAGAATTTGGACAGGATAAAGATACGCAAATTACTACTTTTATTACTGGTGAAATATTAACTCTACAAAGAAATGTTGGCAATTTTGCAAGAATAGATACAGATAAAGCAAATGGTTTTACAATAATATTTATGCAAGATGGTGTTACAAAAGTAGTTACTGTGAATGGCGGTGGTAATAGCACTATAAAAATGAGCCAGGGCGGATGAAATACATTTTATTTATAATGTTAGCACTACCAATGTTATTACAAAGCACACCAACGGAAATTATAAAACTAAGAACTTTTGACAAATTAGTTGTAACGCCAGAAGCAAGCGGTAACTTTACAATATTAAATATTACTGAAGACGATGTAGAAAATGAAGGTGGTTATCCTTTTCCTCGTAATAGGCTTGCTGAAATTCACAAAACTATATTAAAGAAAGGTGCTATAGGCGTTGGCTGGGTTATGTCGTTTCCACAAAGTGATCGGTTTGGTGGCGATATAGAGTTTGCACAACAATTAATAACCTCACCAAGTGTTATAGCGATGTTTGAAAATGGCAAAGGTGTTTACCCTGCACCGACAGGAACAGTTGTAAAGGGCAATGATGTTGGAGGCGTGTTTACTACCGGCATTAAATCTAACATACAAGTTTTAGCAACAAGCAGTCTACAGGGCATAGCAGTAGCACCAACTGAAATTGATAACCTGGTAAGGCGAATACCTTTGCTGTTAAGAACACCTGATGGTTGGGTTGCATCTTTTGGTACGCAAGTTTTAAAGGCAATAACTGGGTCTAGAAGCTACATCATAACCACTAATGACAATGGCATACAAGAAATAGCAGTGAGAGGAGTGCCACCTGTTAAGACCGATAGCTTTGGGCGTAAATGGATTAGTTGGGTGCAGACTAGTAAAACTACACTTGCTGAAATGGATGTAAAAGATAAATATGTTTTTATAGGTGTAACTGCTAACGGAGTAATGCCTCAAATTGCAACGCCTGTTGGTTTAGTAGAACCTCATTATATACAAGCTGCATTGGCTGAAAGTATGCTTATTCCTAACAGTCCTTTCATACCAGATTATGCACTAGCAGCAGAGTTAGGTATATTTATAGGTACAGTGTCCCTTACATGGCTTCTACTGCATGTGTTTGGTATTACATGGGGAATTATGTCAGCAGGGGCAATCATGGCTGTAACGGCTTCTCTCAGCGTTTATTTAATAAGACAAGGTATTTTAATCGATGTTACCTGGACGTTAATAAGTCAATTTATTACAGCCAGTGTTGCTTTTTACCTTAGATTTAGGCAGCAGTTTAAATTACGGCAACAGATTAAAAAACAATTTGAGCATTATTTAGACCCAAGACAGGTCAAGCAATTACAAGATAAACCAGAGCTATTGGTTCTTGGCGGTGAGAAAAGATACGCAACTTTTTTATTTACAGATGTGCGTGGATTTACCAATATGTCAGAAACCTTGCCACCAGAGCAAGTTACATATATAATGAACAAAGCTTTAACTGCCCAACAGTCTGCTGTACAGGCAAACGGTGGTATGGTTGACAAGTATATCGGGGATGCAATGATGGCTATTTTTAATGCACCATTAGATCAAATGCAGCATGAAAATAAAGCAATAAAAACAGCTTTAGATATACAAAAAAACATGGTTGTTTTAAATAAAGAGTTGGTACAACAAAATCTGCCAGAAATTGCAATTGGCATTGGTATTCATACCGGGGAAGCTGTTATAGGCAATATGGGCAGTGACACAAGATTTGATTACACAGCTATAGGCGATGCAGTTAATACAGCAGCAAGATTAGAAAGTGCAACAAAAGAATATAAAGTTGATTTGCTAATTGGTAGCACAACTAAAATAAAAACAAACTATAAACTAAATTACGTCAATGAAATATTTGTAAAAGGTAAAAACAAAGGCATCAAAGTTTACACTATATAAGGAATTTTAAAATGTTAGCATCATTAATAACTCCTGTAACAGGTCTATTAGATAAGTTTATACAGGACAAAGACCAAAAGGCAGCGTTGGCACATGAGATAGCCACAATGTCAGAAAAACATGCACAAGGTTTGGCACTTGCACAAATTGAATTAAATACTGCGGATGCCAAAGGTAACTGGTTTCAGTCTTCTTGGCGGCCTCTGTGCGGATATGTTTGTGTGTCTGGTTTAGCCGTAAACTTTTTAATTTCTCCCCTGGCTGCTGCCTTTGGTGTTATAGTGCCACAAGCTGATATGGCCGTTATGATGCCCGTCCTTACCGGTATGCTTGGGCTTGCCAGCCTCCGGAGCTTTGAGCGTGTAAAATTGGACAAAAAATGAATAAATTAATTGAACAGCTAAAAATACACGAAGGTTTTCGAAGTAATGTTTACACGTGCAGCGGTGGCAAAAAAACTGTAGGTTACGGTCGTAATTTGCAAGACATAGGCATATCTGAAGAAGAAGCAGAAATGCTGTTAAAAAATGATATTTACGAAGCAACTAATCAACTGTTAAATGCCTTTCCGTTTATGGCAACATTTTCGGATGTAAGAATATCTGCCATGATTAACTTCACTTTTAATGTTGGTATTGGCACTGTACGCAAATTTTCCAACACAATTGAATATTTAAAAAATGAAGATTGGGAAGCAGCAGCCGATGAAATGATGGATAGCAAATGGGCAGAGCAAGTTGGTGATAGATCTATACAAATAACAGAACAAATTAGAACTGGTAAATGGAGTTAATTTTTTGACCAATAAGAATACACAACCTTTTCACTAGTGTCAAATATGTCATTTATTTGATTGTTTATAACAACTGTATAATGCTTGTCTAGCACAGCGACTACCGTTCCTTCCAAATTACTTACAACGGTATCTGGTTTAGCTTCTATGTAACTCCAGCCATCGTTATTCAGTATATTGTCAAGATATGTATGTGGCATTGCACCAGCAAAGTTATCAAGAGCTTTTAAATACGGCACATCAAACAAAATCGCTTCTGCCCTGGCTGCACAGTCTTTAACCAAGCCATGTAAGCCGGCATCTAATCTGCCACCATCATTAAAGGTCCAATTCATCGCTTTTGTAACTCCTCTGGCAGTGGCAAATATATACCCATTTCTGTTGAGCAAAATCGTTGTATTTGATCTAAATATCTAGTCATTTCACTTGTTGTCAGATCAGTTGTTGTTTTGACTATTACTTGTAATCCACCTAGATCAACCTCTTTGCCATTTAAGAAGTTATTTTTAAACAGCTCGTGTATTTCCCATACTTCATAACCTGTGTCATCAGACATTAACCCAGCAATTTTATTAAGCCACATCCACATTAAATTATTTTGACTTGTTGACCGTTTTTTAACGTGTTTTTTAACCTCAATAATCCATTCATTATCTGGATTTAATTGCATGATATGGTCTGCTATTTTTTGTAACTGGTCTTTATGTTTTACAATGTGCTTCATTTGTCATCCCAGTATTCTAAATTTGTAAGTGCATAATCTGGCAGATATATACCATAGGCTTTTGCAAAGGCATCATCTGATCCATACTTGTCATGATATTCGCTGTGGTGATGTCCACAGATATTTACACCATATTTATGATCTCTTCTTGGCAATGGAAACGGTTGTTTTTGATGATGAAAAATAGAAGGCTGTTGGCAATCAGGAACGCAGCAAGGTTTGTCCATAACCCATAAATGAAACCTTTTATGATCCGCTGTGAGTTTCATTTTAGCCATTAAA